GGTCTATTGATTCGAGGGAAAAAACCAGATGGTGATGATCCTGGGGATACTAGTGACAATTTCAGTTTACGTTTTGATAGAGATATGGTCGAAGGATCTTATTTTACTCATAGTCCAAGCGTATGGCCATATCAAAGGGTGTGCTTGAACGATGCGTACGCTAGTCTTGCCCAAGCTGGGGTGAGAAAAAACGTTACAGATTGGAGAGGATATAAGTTAGATCCTTTAGGAAAAATTGAACCTCCTGAAAGTGCCTCTGATGGTGTATTGGGTGGAATTATTATGCCAGAACAAGGTCATGCAACAGAGTGGTTGTATGATAGAAAATCATACATGTACTATAATTTTAATTTGATGGCTCACCTTAGTTCTGAACATAACAGTGGCACAAGTTTTTTGCTTAATGACTCATGGCGTAGTTCATCTGGTGTGGCAGCAGATCCGCTTGAAACAAGAGAATATATTGTAGATCTTGTTTATCGAACAAACATGGATCAATTTGATCTGAGGTCGGGAACCGAAAGAAATTTTGAAAAAGATCTTACTGATTCGGACAAATATCCAGGTGTAGGGGCAGTTGGTGACTATCCAGACTACGAAAAATATCAAGGCTTTGGATCTGCACAGCATTACGATAAAAAATTGTCCGATATTGGTTTTTTTGAAGGTTTTAGAATTACAGATCTGACAATGAATGTTCAAATCATAAATAGGTGATGTATGGGTTTTCGATATTATGAAGGAGGTGGGGGCTCTACAGACCTCGAACGTTCGGAAAAGCTTGAAGCTTCTCACATAACTGATTTGGGAACTTCAATACGTCGTTTTGTAAATCAAGGAATTGGTTCAGATGAAACAAGAGAACCAGCCCCTTATGACTTGGACGTAAGAAATACTTACAATTCTACTGGTTGGGTAGATTCTGAAAAAATTTTTAAGCCTGAATTTTATGGATCACCAGACCCAAGAATGAATGCTGTGAGTGGTTGCACACATTTTAGAGAAACAAACTCCGATCTTTCTAACAATGCAGTTTTTTCAAATCAAATTACTGGGACGACTTATACCCCCGTACCCGGACTTTGTAGTCGAATAAAATTAGCTTATGACGCAATGGTTTACATAAACGCATCTTTTTATGCATATGAAATCGGTGGCATTGCACAAGCTGCTTCTAGAGCAATTATGAGCCACTCTAGCGAAGTTACTGAAACTCTAACAGCAGGAAATTTAGGTTCAATCGCCGCTAGATTTGCTTTGTCGATTAATGGAAATAGACAAGCTGGAACGACCAGGGAACTTCACATTTCAACATTAACTCCAGACGCAGCATGTTTTGGAGATCTTGATTCATGGCCTTTCAACAATGATTTTGACATAGGATTCAGAGGCCCAACAGAAGGTGATAAAACAAATGATCATCAACTTAATGATGGTCAGCTTTTTTATAATATGATTGCAAGGCAACAGTTTTCCATGGTCTTTGCTGCACAGCTACAACGTGGAATTTATGATATTGGCGTCGTATGTAGACCCATTGAACAACTTTATGATAGAGATTTTCAAGCCCGTTTCTCATTTGGTTCGGACGACTCTTATGACAACATGAGAGCATATGGAGTTGAGCATGGTGACTGGCCGACCTTCCCAAAGGTAAAACACATCTTTGTTGGATCAAGAAATTTTGTTTTAGATGCGTACTATACCGGTCCAACATCATACTCTGGCTACTAAATCTAATATGTTTTCACCCTAAAGAATGTTAAAGTAAAACCGGAGTTACCGATGGCCGAGATTGATAGATACGTTCGTTCTGGTGGAACTGCTGGGGCAGAAGAAGGCGAAGCTGCTGGACGCGCTGAAGGTGCGGCCAAAGGTGGCGCCATTGGTGGTGCCGCTGGAACTGCTGGTGGCGCTGTACTCGGTCAGATTCTTATCCCCATTCCTGGCGTTGGTGCTGCTGTAGGTGCAAGCATAGGTGGTTTGCTTGGTGGTGCTATCGGGAAAGGCGTCGGCGGCAAGAAGGGCGCAGAGAAGGGGAAAGAAAAGGGTCTACGACAAGGTAGGCGCGAGGCTCGAAAAGAGTTCCGTAAGATGCATCGTGATAAGCGACGCAAACAGGAAGCCTCAGAACGCACAGCAAGAGCACAGATAGAAGAATCAAACATGCAAGCAAGGGCAATGAAGGAAATGTCGGATGATCAAATACTTCAAAGGTCCATGACTTCACCTGGCGCTGCTTTCACATCTGGTGGCGGTGCTCAATTTGATCAATTTGAAAGAAGACGCTTCGGGTAGAAAAATGGCAGAAGAAACTGAAACAACAGAAGTTGAGAAAGATGAAGATACTCGAGATGAGGACGATTACGTTCTAAGCGGTGGAAAGTATAAGCCACGAAGAATCTCTGCTGACCTTTATCGGCAACAAAAGCAGGCTCAGGCACGTCAAGCTACTACTGCTGGCGGCTTGGCTTTGGCTGGAGAAGTTGGTCAGTTCTTTGTTGGTTTGTCAACGATGAACGATCCAACCATCAAAGCCGCAAGACGTGACCTGGCTCGATTAGAAGCCAAGACAAGAGAAAGCGGACCACTGATTACTGAAGCAGAAAAAATGGACATGCGGCAAGCTGCCATGGCTCCAGTGATGAGGGCTCAAGAATCTTTGGAGCGAAAAGCTCAGAACATTGCTGCAGCTTCTGGAGATGCATCAGCCAGAACATTCCTGAAGGCCGCAAAGGTTGGTCTTGGAGATGTCAGGCAACAGGCTTTGAATGTAGAAGCCAAGATATCGCAGGAAAAAGTACGAAGAGCAACGGATCGAGATGAACGCATCGAGCGTGCTCGAGGTCAGGCAGACTCTATTCGGGCGATGATGTTGGACTTGAGAAACACGTATGTTCGAGAGCCTTTGCATAAGTTCATTGGTGACGCTGCAAAGTACACAGGAACAGTTTTAGCTTACGCTCCAGAACGTTCCTATGAGGATGAATTAGAAAAGGCCATGGAGGGCGTGGACGGCATTACTGCTGAAGATATGGTCAGGCTGCGATCTTTGGCGAATCGACCCTTTGCAACCAAACGGATGCTTAAAATAATTAAGGAAATCAAAGGTCGAGGAACTACACCAGATAGTGGTGAAGAAGTGGAAGGAGAAGCTTCGAAAGCAAGGGAACGCAAAGATACACAGGCAGATATAGCTCAAGCTGAAAAAGCAGCCGCTGCAACTCGCGGGCAAACTCCAGAGGTTGTTGATTCAGGAGAAGTTCAACAACCATACGATGTTCCGATCGAAAAAATGACTGAAGCTCAAATTAGAGAAGCTTCTGGTCTCAACGAAAAAATCATGAGAGACATTTATAAAGATGTTGTTCGACCTGGATTAGAAACAAAAGGAAAGCTCTACCAAAAAAGAGCAGATGAAGATTTTGTTTATGGCTATACGCCATACGGTCCTGCTGGAGAACCTGCTTGGTACATTTACAAGAACAACAAGCTTTTGACTCCGTTTGTACCAACTGGAATGAAGGGAAACTTTTTTACTCTTGAAGAAACAAAAAATCATCCTAATGACAATGTAAAAGAACTTTATCAATTAGGTATGGAAAAAGGACTGTACTAATGCCGCCCCGCTCGCTAAATCGCCGCGAGTACGGGGAGTTCAAGCAGATGCTGGAACGTGCTCTTCGGGAGATCAAAATCCCAGGTGGAGTTATAAACTCGGACCACATTGTTCCTGGTTCTATCAGCCCAGCTTTGTGTAACTTGGATGCGAGTTGGAACTTTAAGGGCAATGTTTCTGTTGGCCATGTTGGCATCAATGTTTTGCATCGAAAGATCAACCAAGTTGAAACGAAGGTTAATCAACAGGCTAAGTCTCAAAACGAAAAAAACAAGATTGTCGAGTTGGATGATAGGGCAGACGCTGGAGATGAGGACATCTATTTTTTGGATGCTCGTACAAACACAAATGTGCTTACGTTGCCATTGTCGTCTAAAAACGTGGGTCGAAAGATTTACGTGAAGCGAATCGATAAAGATAAGACTAAGATTTGTCGGGTTATAACTTCTGGCAACGATGAGCTTGATGATACATGCGGTATAGAACTTACTGCCCAACAAGCGGTAATTCTGATAGCATCAAGCAAACAATGGCACGTCTTTTCAAGTTTATAAGGATTTCGATATGGCACGGGTAACAGGAAAGTACGACATTAAATTTCAGCGTGGCCAGGGCGCTTTTGATCAGCTTCTTGGTCAGTACATAGGTATTCGTACCAAAGAGAACAAAGAACAGTACCTAAGAGATCTCAAAGCAGCCAGCCCCAAAGAAAAGTATGAAATACTCCGTGATCTCATGAAAGAGCGTAGAGCTTTGCTTGCAGATGCAGCAAAGGGGATGCGTCCGAGATCAAGTGGGCGTGGCAGTACTACTATTACCACCCAGGGAAGCAATCTGCGTGCAAAGCTTTTAGAGGAAAATCTAAAATTTGCACAAACATACGATAAGAGAAAACAAGCTCTTTTCGAAGAGCCTGGGTATGGCACTACGCTTGAAAAATATTTGACTGCATTTGTTGACGATTATCAAAACCGAAGCCCGGCAGTTGCCGAAAATAATCTAAGTGCCAAAGTGGGAGAAAAATTCAAAGAAACAACTGGAAGGTACTCACCAGAATATGGAACCCTGCAGGGTTTTACTACTGCGACTGTAAGTATTCTAGTAGGGCTTTTGCGTAGAAAACTTGGGGGTGCAAAAGGTTTTGAAGGGCTAAATGATTCTCTGACAAAAGTGATACGAGACCTTCAAGACAGAGGCGTATTTAATCCACTTGATGATGCAGAAAAACGTAAAATAGAAGGTAAGTTAAGTACGGAGCAAGAGATTGCAGTCGAACAAAGTATGAGACCTAAAGTACAAACTCGAACACCTGCTTCGGGCACTACTGATGCTGACAGAAAACAGCTTGGAGATTACTACCAAACTCAGATTGAAAAACTCAATACTGAAATCGCTGATGCCCGTGATGATTATGAGAGAGCACAAACTGAATACAAGCGACTGCTGAGTGGTCCAGATTCTAATTTAGCATTGGCTGCGTTTGCTAAGCGACCATCTAAGTTTGGAGAAATCATTGAAGGGTTCGATGAAATCAGAGATGCAGACCCAGCATTGGCCGGTGATCTTCTTGATGCAGGAGTCAGGGAATTCAACCCATACGAAGACCTAAAGTTTTTGCCAAACGCTGCTGGAAGGTCTCCAATGAACACGATTCTCGAATCAGTTTCGAATATTCAAACAGTTCTTGGTCCAACCATTTCTGATCCTACACAAATGGCCGAAAGAAGGGTTGGTGGAAAGAAAAGCACACGTACTGAAGATGTTGAAGTTGGAACCATTCGTGGGATGAGGAACGTTTCTATCGATGACCTGGAGTTAATTAAAGGTGAAGCAAAAAAACTTTCTGGTCTCTTTGATTCTACGATCTTCGATGAAGACAACTACGGAACAGTAAAATTTCGTGGTCAAGATGTAGACATCAAACAAATTATTAGTGGTGGTGCTGGGTATATCTCTTCTGGCAAAACAAAAGAAGAACAGAGAGACAAGGCTCAAGAATGGGTCGATGCGATTACTAATTTTGAAATTCTAAAAACTCCTGAAGAGCTTGAAAAAATAACTCGATCAGATCAACCTGCATTTAAGGTCGCGAAGAGAATCGATTTGTTTCTTACGGAACAAGATTATTTTGATAAAACTCGAGATTCAAGACCAATGAGAAAATCGCTTTCTGATATGTACAACGATTTGAAAGACGTTTCTCCAGAGGTCGGAGGTCAAATTCGTGATGAGGCTTTGAATGCGATTGAGCAGTATGAGCGCATGCCAAAAAACAAACGAAACCCGGCTGTTCTTGCTAGCCGTTTAGGCTACCTGAGTGACACCGCAAAAGAGATTGGCTCAGAGGGTGTTTTAATACAAGAAGATATATTTTCTGGCTTGCGTGAAGGTGATCGGATTCGGAATCCTGACCCTGATGCTCAAGGAGAAGCGATTTCAAGAGACATAGAATTTTCAAAAAACGCAAGAGATCTCTCGGATTAGTAAAATGGCCACAAAGAAACGAAAAGAAGCTACTGATTTTCTGCTCAGTTTAGGTGCTGATGAAGAAGCATCTGATGAAGTTCTTACGAGAACCATGAGCACAAATTTAAGACCACCTGCCCCGCCAAGGTCATTGGCAAGAAAACAAAGCGATAATCAGGAAGCTGCAGTAGATTTGATTGAGGATGATACTCCTGTAAATCTTGAGCCTCGAGGCGGTCGAGGTAGCTCAATGATTATTGATGGAGTTGACTATCGTAAGCCACAAGACCCACCTTCAAGACCAGCTTTGCGTTCAGTAACGAATCAAGCATTGCAAAGTATGGGAGATTCAAGTGACCTTCTTGATGGTCGACAAGTAGTTATCGATGAAAAACCTATTTTAACATACCTGGAGAACAGAGATCCATTTGGTGTTTTAGGTTTATCTGATCCACAGGCTATTGCTGCTGCTCAAGCGAATGACATAGATTTAAAAGTCGATCAAGATTTGGTTATTTCTGAAATAAAACAAGATGAGTTAAGGCTTAAAGAAAACTTAGAAACAAAACTTGAACAACTAGACATTTTGATATCTGATTTGCAATCTCAAAAATTGGGATATCCAGTTGGAATAACTAGATTAGAACGTAAAAATTATCAAGATCGTTTATTAAAACTACAGCAAGATATACAGTCCGCAAAATCTGAGTATCGAAAGACCAAAAATATGCTCAGTATTCTTATGGATGAAATAAAATCATCTGATTCTAGAGTACAAGATGATGTTGAAATCGAAAAAACAGTTGTAGATCAAGGTCCGGTGTATGGAGATCGCGACTACGAGCGTGAACAAGAAAAGTTACTACAAGCAGAAACCGGTGAAAGAACGCTTTCAAGATTTTTCCGAGATGATTTGGTTGGTAACATTTCTGAACAAGCATTTAATTTGCCTGTAAAAAGAGAATCATCTGTTCCCTTAGCATCTGGAGAAGACGCTGTTTTTACTCGTTCGAGAGCAGTGCAGAGAGAAGAAGATGATCCGTTTCCCATACCGATGTTGACTGCACCAGAAACTCTTAGAGGTGCAGGCACTATGATTGGTCGTTTGGGAAGAGGGGTTGCTGAAGGAACAATGAGTCAGATTTTGAGTGGGGAACCCGTACCAGCACCTTATTTAACAGAAGAGAATGTTAATAGGGGCGGGATTTTGTCTACACCAAAACAATCGCAACTTACCGCCCGCGAGGTTGTAGAGGGAAGGGGTGAATACGACGCAAACAGAACTAAAATGGCAATCGACAGTAGGAAAGAGCTTATTTTGGCTAATCAGGTAGAGATCAATAGACTGCAAAAGGAAATAGAAGATAGAAAACCTGGGTCTCGAATTGCTGATTTGACTGGAAGGATTTCTTTACTACAAGATGATAATGAGCAAAAACAAGCTGAGTTAGTTCAGCTTCAAAGAATTAGAAGATCTTTCGAGTAGTATTGGAGCATTTGTGGCTGAAAAAAAAACATCTGAAGATGATATTTATTACGAAGAGATCGATGATCAACTTTTAGAGAAATATCTCAGAGAAAACGAAGAAATTGGTGATCAGCCCGTCGATGACCCTGCAGAAACTATGGGTGAAGTCACTGAGGCCTTTAAGGATGACCCGACACGTTTGGCTCCCGAAACCGAAGCTACGCTCGATCCGTATGTTCCAGAAGAGGTAGAAGATTTTGCAGACAGAACGCAAGAGTTGGTTTTTGAGGGAATCAAGAATTTTCCAGAGTATCGCGATCTCGATAGAGAAGAACTAAGAAAAATAGCAATACGATTCCGTAATGGCGCAATGCGCTCATACGGAAAAGATGACATTGTTCCCTACAGTATTCCCGAAGACCCTAAAACACTTTTTGAAGCTCTTGTGCGTGCGGCATCGAGAAGATCTATATCTGTGGCTCCACTCGATGCTGGTGAGACCGTAAAAACAACACGAATCCGTGAAACTCGAGAGGTATCGCAAGACATTCAAGAGTTGTCAGACAAAGAAGGCCCTTGGGGCATAATGAGCAAGATATTGGAAGGATCTGGTCCTATTTCTGTTGAGCAGGCTGAAAAGACCGGAATGGGCTACACAAAACAGAAGTTCTTTGGTCGCGCTCCAGAAGATGAAGAAGATTTGTTTTTCATCCCTTACGGAATCAAAAACCTCGATTTAGCAATAGAACGCGCCAGTGAAAAGCTCGCAGTTGGAAGTATTTTTGCTCCGTTTTTCTTGAAAGAAGATGAAAAAGAGGCGTACAAGAAAACAACTAATCTTGCTCTACCTACTGAGAACTTTGAACAGTTGGTAGACAGGTATGAGTTTCACAAAGATCAAGGACTTACAAGAGAAGAGATCAGACAAAAACATGATGAAGAGTTCAATCGAATGCTCATCAGCCAAACGTATGATGATCTCCCTTTTGGTTTTCAACTCAATAAACCATCTGTAGAGAATTTTAAGCTTGCTGTTGATGAAAATTCTGAGTTTTTGCGTCGATATAAGAATGAAGAAATAGACACAGCAATCCGTCTTGTTGGTGAAAACAAGTCCGACAAAGAGATACAAAAATTCCTTAACAGAATTCCATTTGCTGCATTGCCAGCATCCGTTTGGGCTGGAACAATTCCCAGTACAGATGAACTTTTGACCACTCTTTTCGATTCAATAGAAAATGTAATTGAGGCTAAAGGTCGGTCTGGAGTTTATGGTAGAACCGCTCAAAAAAGCATTGAAAGTTTTATTTTTGATCAAGAAAAGATCGGCGATGAGTTGGTCATGGTTGAAAATACTTTCGGTAAAGTGATGCGTCTGTTGGGTATATCAACAGAAGCAATATCCGAAATTGATGTTTCAATGGGTGTTACCAAGAGTGACGTAAAAAATAAACTTATTGACCTCGGCTTGTCTGAGGAAAACGCTGATTCTCTGGCTGAGTATGCTCCATACGCAGTCTCTGGTGTCGCAACGCTTATGGGTGGCCCACTTGGTTTGCTTCCACTCACTCCAGCTAGCCGCGATTTTTACTATGAGTATGGTCTTAGAGATCCCGACACGGGTTGGTTGGCACGGTTTGCAGCAAACATTCAAACTGCAAACATCGGAGTTAGTGCTCACTTAACGAATGAAGCAATTGCTTTAGGGTACAGTCGTGGCGATGCTGAATACCATTCAAGGCAAGCACTTGGCCACACAATAGACATGATTACCCCGTGGGAACGTCTGCTTGCTAAGTACCCAATCGCGATTGTTAGAGGAACATCAAGAGGTTCTAAAATCGCTAATCAGTTTGATTTGAAGGGGGGATGGAAGAGTCCGGTCAAATGGAAGGTGGCTCTCGCAGGAGGATCACCGTCTGCGTACAACAGGTTGTACAACATTTCGGAAAACGTTTCTTTTGCTGTTAATGCGATAGAAAATCAAATCGGTGGAAAGATTGACGGTCCAAAGTTGAAGCAACTTCTTGATGAGGACACGGAGGTATACAACGCAAAAGCCAATGAAGAGCCTATACCTACAGATGTAGTTGGAAAACAAAAGAGAAGCCTCTCATACGCTGCAAGAAATATTGCAGAACAGATTTTTGAAAAAATAGAAGATGGAATTGAAGTTGATACCGCCATTGAGCAGCTAAAGAAAAACTACAAACCTGATGCGTACGAAACCATTTATCATGCTTTGTACACAGTCATTCATCACCTTCAGCACACCGATGAGGGTGTGCGAATGTTCAAGAACAGAAAAAATGACACAAAAGGCATTTTGCCTTTCGAGTTAGAACAGCAGCTTGATCGATCATTTATTTCTGCTGGTTTAGACCCAAGGCAAGTAAAGACGGCAGCCAGGAAACAAGCGGAAAAAAATAAACAGGATTACACAAAAAATCTGAAGGCTGCATACTATGTTGGTGATGCAGACACGGTCCAACTGAGAAACAGAAAGCAATATCAGAAGGTAAACAAAGATTTAGATCAGCTTGTTGAAAAAGGGACCATTGATGTAGATCAGAAGATTGTTCTTTTATCTTTGCTCGAAAACAGATCCTATGCAGCAGCGGCAGATAATCAGATCAAAATCAGCACACCCCAAGATTTTTTCGGCAAAGTAGAAATAGACACCATTTCGAGGACTATTGCAGATGAGGCAACACCATCCGACATCATCAATGTCAAGGTGGGAAGAGTTCTTGACATTACAAGTGACAACATAAACTCAATTCGAGACATGTACAAAACAGGTAATTTCTCGAAGTTGTTGGAAAACGACAGTCAGATACTTGTAGATCTCATGGGTAAAAGATGGGCTAGTAGATTTATTGGCCGAAAACACAATGAAGTGAACCCAAATTTTGGTTCAAACACAACCAAAAGAAGGCTCAACGCTCAGGGTAAAAAGCAAGTAGAAGAAATTTTAAGAAAGATGGTTTCTGGAGTGGGTCGTTTAGATGGAGATGCATCAGATGTAGCTTCTCTGTATGAAAACCTACAGGCCATGTATACTCGTATGAGGCTTGAATCCGGCAGGTTTATCGATCCGGTTGTGGCAGGAAGATTAGATTTGCTTTTACGGCCAGATAGATTTCATCGTAATGAGCTAGTTCAGATCAATATTGAAAACGCACCAAGACGACCTGGATCGACTGTTTATATTGATAGAGGTAAAATTCTGGAACAGGGTGAAAGGCTCCGACAAGCTTCTCAAAAGCGTCCTATATTCGACGTAGATGTCCATCCAGACTCAGTGAGGCAAGTTCTTGGAATCACTGATGAGACACGCGCAGTGGATGCGATTGAAACATACAGCAGGGCACTTGCTTATGTAATGACTGAAACTTTCAAGAAAAACGAATCAAAGTCAGCGATCGGTGGAAGAAGAATACAAAACCTGACTGACAACACATTGGTTACTGACGACAAAGCCGAATCGATTGTGAATCGTGTAAATGCACGTATGGGATCTATTCTTGGTATTAGCAAACAAAACGTTGGCAAAAAGCAATCGTATTTAGATCCAGTCAAACTAATCGATATGGCAAATGCTAAAGATGAAACGTTGACTTTAAATGCTGGCCAACAAGCAAGATTAAAAGTTTTCTTGCGTCGTTTAGGGTCTGAGCCAATCGTCGGTAGACGAATTCCAGATGATTTGATTGGTGCAAATGCAGACCTTTCTACTATAAAAATGAGAGACTACAGCAGAGTCATTGAGCTAATGCTGGATGTAGAAGCTAGTGGGGTTTCACGTCGAACCACCTACACTGAGGCAATCCCAAAGAGTCTTGGATATTCCATTTTAGGCGCATTTAAGAGAGGTCTTTTAGAGCCTGCTCTATCAAGCGAAATCGATTTTATCAAAAACACTATTTCAAAAATTCAAAGGTTATTTGTTTTAGATGATCCCATGTACAATGTCAGACCTCAGTTGAAAGAGCTTTTTAAGCGTCAACTAAAAAGCATTTCGGAAACTCCGAGAGACATTGTAAATATTGCTAGAACAGCAAGAAGAGGAAACCCTGAAGCGGCGATAGAAGAAATATTTGAAAGTATGACCGACATACTTGTGAATGATTTTGATCCTGAACAAGTAGAGTTGATCTCTGGCGTTACGAAAAACGTAGGCGGTCGACTTCAGAGAAGTCGTGGCATCGTGAGCGTGATAAACGATCTTACGGATGCCGAAATAAGTAGAATAAATTTAGAGTATAAAAAGTTGTCTGAGCAAGATAAGTCCTTGCAAATAGACTCTAAAAAACAAGCTGATATTATTTCAGGTCAGGACGAACTGACAAAAATCGACCCTGGTGAGCTAGAAGCGGTTGGCATTGAACCTGATCTGCAGGCCGAAGTAACAGGGTACTCTTTTGAGATTCCATCTGGCGTTTCAAGAATGCAGTTTCTTACTCAAAACGCAACACAAGAATTGCTTACAAAAGCATGCAGTAGAGGTGGAGTGAATGGCATCACAGAGAGAGTTTCTACTGCTCTAACGATTCTTCAATCATATTCATCTGAAACAGGACTAACTACAAAGCAAATTGCTAAAATGTCTGATTCCGATCGAGTCGCGATTGGTGAAGCATTGATGGTTATTAAAGACCGCATCGAACAAAACGATACGAAAATACAGCAAAGAGGTCTACAGTTGCTCAGGGGTCTTGGCGGTGAAACTCTTGAACTAGACAGAAAAGCATCCTGGAGAGCTTCGGAAACATATAATTTGTTTTATTCGGGTGAAGAAGGGTGGCCAAAACTTTATGAATTGGCCATTAGAGAGAGAGGTAAGGTTGGTCTGACAGAAGCTGAAATATCAAGGTATTCACCATCACAAGCTTTGCTCGAAATGATCGTTCGGATGGCTACTCTTGACAAGCTTGATGGTCTATACGATTTGATGATCAAGAATGGAATGCCGGGTGCAAAAGTAAACTACCGGACACCAAAAAGAATAGTCTCACCAACAGGCGCACAGTATTCGATCGAAACTCCTTCTATGTTTCATCAGCGCGTAAAAGGACACATGCACCAGATCTTTACGTATGGTGATCTTGAGCTTCGCACACGTCCTACAGATGACATGCCTTCTGAAATGGTAGAGCCCAAAAGGGCTATTACTAATGTAATTTATGATTACGCTGCGTTTGAAAAACCACCAGGGAGAAGGCCAGCTAAAGATTTTCAGGATTTACAAGCGTTACTTGCCGCAGAAGAGGCGATGGCCCGATTTGGGCACAGAACAGCTTTGTCTGGCGATGCATTAGTAGACATGACTTTTCCTGATGGAACAACGGTGACTGTTCCGCGTGGAATGGAAATTGAACTAAAGAACGCGATCGACAGAGTGAGTAGAATTGGTTCCGCATACATGACGGATCCTGCTCGAGTTTTAAGGCAAGCTGATGTTGATACGCCATATGCTGACGTGCCATCAGAAGTTCCAACAAAACAAATTGTGTACTCTAAAGTTGGTCGTGCAATCAATAACTTGTTTCGGTTTTTCCCACTTACAACAACGCTTATCAAACAGGGTATTACTACGGGTTTCATCATACCCATGGCTCCATATTATGTAGCCAACTACATCGGTGGGTACTTTCAACTTATGACAGCGGTTGGGCCTGTAGATGCCACTCGAGTAATGTTGAAGAATCCAGGCATGGCTTCTTCAGTAACAATGCGAATGTATGGGGAAAACAAATATAACCCTGGCGCAAAAAGGCTTCTTGTGACGAAGTCGGGCCAGATATATACTCAAAAACAACTTTCAGAAATGGCCTTGATGTACGGCCTTGATTCAAGCTTTATTCAAGCTGAAACTCAGCGTTCTATGGCTGAAGATATTAAACAGTACATTCGAAAGGATCAGCGTAAGTACAGTTACAAAAAGCTCGGTGATTACGCAAGGGCATGGAACGATCACCTGAAAGAAGCTGCCACTGCAATTGATAACTTTTATCGTGTTTCGATTTTTATCGATGGCGTTGAACAAGGGATTTCACCTGGCCAAGCTGCTCAAACAGCACGTAAAGCAGCATTTGATTACGGCGCACTTACTGAATTTGAAAAACGAGTCATGCGACAAACCATCATGTTCTACAGTTACTTGCGGAACAACATGAACTTGTTTTATGACACCTTGTTGATTGCACCAGATCGTGTTTTTAATCAGTTGCGTTTGGCGAATGGTCTGCAACAAGAGTTTATGGAGACAGAACGTCAGGTTGGAATGCCAAGCTATCTGGATGGAAGATTACCGATATTGGCTCTGGATACGTTTATTAACAGTACTAAAAAAGAAAAACGTATGAACTTTCTTCCACCCCTCCCAATCATGGATTCTTTGAATCTTGCGATTGATCCATACGATGCTTTGATGGGAGATCAGGAAGCTCAGCGCCAGTTGGCTACACGTCTTGTTCCTTGGTTACAGGCGCCTATTGTTTATACGACAGACATCGATCCTTTCTATGGTGGCCAGATAGATAACTTCAATAAGGTTCCTGCTCACCTTCTTGATTGGGATTTAATCGTTACTGGAGGTATGCTTAGAGAGGCCCTTCAGGTTGTTCCATACACCCTTGCTAATCCAGCACTTAGGCCCGTTGAAGGTGACGACGATCGACCAGTAGATCTGGCTGGAAATGGTCTTTTGTGGTGGTCTTTGAGAAATTTGGTTCAAATACCTCCATTTGGTCGTTACATTACCGTTGCAGAAAGAGTAGACAGAGCAAACTTAGGTTTTGTAGAGGGGATCACTGAAACAGGTATATCCATGAGGAAATCACTGGAAGAACGGGGTCTGGTCGAGGAAGTTACAGACAGGATCAAAAAGGGTGACAGTGCATCGCCTAAAGTTGGAAATAGTCCTGCTCAAGAACTTCTTGGAGCCCTTGGTATGATTCCTGCTCAGACAGAAACACAAGGTCAAGTAGCGGATAAAATGTTTAAAGACTTCAAACGCAAAACAAAAACCAAGTTGCCTCGTTACCAAGATCCATATGAACAGGCTGAAGAAAAACAGTTATATCGTATCGAGTAAAAAGTTTCTCAATCATGTATATCTATAAAAAACGTGATATTCTATTCCCGCAATCTCATTCCCTTTCCCTATTGGAGTAAATAATGTCTTCTATTCCCGCACTTGCAGGTGGCCGTTCTCTGGTACCACCAGCCAATCACGGTGTTCAAAACATAACCATGGCTGCCACGACACAACTTCGTAATCACTACACAACTACAGCCAACGAGTTTCAAATTCAAGGTGAGATTTTAGTTGTTGACCCAACAGGCTCACGAGAATTGCACCTTCCACCAGAAGCTACAGCCAAAGGTATGACGTTAAACATTTTGAACGCTGCAGACGCTGCAGAAGATATTACTTTGAAAGGAGATGGTGGATCTGCTATTTCTATCGGATCAGGGATCGTAATTTCACAAAACGAAATGGCTTACTGCGTGTGCGATGGTTCTGAATGGTACTGCGCGCTTCTCAAGGGCCTTACTTGATCCTGATCCACTGATTTAGGGGGCTTCATGCCCCCACAGTCACTTCTATTTGGAGGCTTTGATGGCTCAAGGATTTATTAAGAACAAAACAAAACCGACGTGTCAACTTGGTGAATGGCAAAGAGTTAAGCTTTATCAGACTGTGTCTGGTGATGCTGGGCACGATGCTCGATCGCGTTCTTTGCCGTCTGCAGCATCATTGTCTCATTTAGATTTGGTTTTCGACGATGTTTCTGTTGCTTCGGCTCTTCAAGTAAATGTTGCTTTAATGTTTGATGAGAGTGGTCAAGATCCTCTCGCGAATAGAGTCAACAATGTAAAATTGAAAGGAGGCATTGACTGGGGAACCGAAGGTGGTGACGGTGCTGATATAAACGTAAAATTAGCTTGCGTGGAGATGGGCACAAGATTTTTCTTTACGGCGCCATCCACACAAACAGAATCAGGTGCTATTTACCTTTTTCTTAAAGTATCAGCTCAACCTTCTGCTACGGTTTCAGGTGAAACTGGTAACTCAATAAATCTTCGCACTGCACGACTTCATTGGCGAGATAACGACGGTAAATAAGGGTGGTGATGAATGGCTAGTTTTTTCAAACAAGATCTTAGTGTTGACACTGTAAACACTACTGGTGATGTCGAAATTGAAGGCAACGTTAATGTTGTCGGTACGCCTGTAGATGGATCCCAAGTTGAAATTCAAGATACAACCACCAGTAGCGCAAACGCTGGTGGTTCATTGCGTTTGTCATCTAACGATGGCTCGCCAATGGGCGATAGTCACCGTCTTGGTGTGATTGAGTTTACCGGTGCAGAAGACAG